ATGTGCCAGAGTTTTCTGGATTAAAATATGATCCTACACAGAGAAGTTATTTTGAAGATTTATACACTTTATATGGTGGTGGAGCACCTATGGTGCCAGAACCAGTTGTTGAGACACCAGTTGTAACAACACCAATTGTTGATACAAGTGTCATGGATCAACCAGCGGGTGACTCTGTATTAGACACAACACCAACAGTTATAACACCAACACAAACTTTTGCTGGTCAACCAGCCACTTCTATCACACCTGGAGCAACAATAGATAATGTAACCGGAGATATTACAAATCCAGATGGTAGTTTTGGTGGCAACATAGTTAATGAATTTTTTACTCCACCAAGTGGTATAACAGGAGATCCGATAGATGTAGGAATACCTGATAATGAAAGTGGTTTTGTAGATCCACTAGGGACAATACCTGGAGCAACAATGGTAGGAAATTTTCAAAATCCAACAATAGGAACCGTAGATCCAACAAAAGCTTTTATAACAACTCCTCTATCAGATGTTGAACTAGCTGAAGAGGGTTTTAGAGATCCAATATCAAAAGTAACACCTCCAGGATTTGAACCAACTGTCACTATTAATGAAACACCAGAAACATTTATTGACAAAACAAAAAATTTTTTAGGATTAGATAACGTAGATTTACCAGAGTTTGCTATAAAAGCTGCTATCAATAAAACTGTAGGTCAACCAATTACTCTTGCTTTTGATTTGGCAAAAGATATCTTTAGTAAACAAACAACTCAAGATCAGGGTGTAACAGCTGATGATGCATTTGATGTAACAAACGAGGCAGCTTTTGCAGGATTTGATGCTGGAGGATTTGACCCTGCAACACCGGTAGATACACCAGATCCAGCAGATGATTTTGAAGTTTCAGGAGACGTTGCAAACGTTGGAACAACTATGGATTTAATAGGTCCCGCACCAGTAGACAATATATTTGATGAAGTAGCGTTAACAGGTGATGATGGTCCAGATACAGGGCCAAGTGAGACATCTGTAAGTGAAGCAGACGTAGAGGCAGGTTTAGCTACAGAATCAATGGCTGATTTTTCAAAAGATGAAGGTGGAACTGGCGGCGGCGGTGGCAAGAGCATAGTTTGCACAGCTATGTATCAAACAACAGGATTAGAAGATTGGAAAAAAGCCATGAAGATTTGGTATATATATCAAAAAAAATATTTAACTATTCAACACCAAGAGGGTTATCATAAATTATTTAAACCTTTCGTAAAAGGCATGCACAAAAGTAAAATAATCAAAGCAATAGGTGCACATATTGCAAAACATAGAACACAACATTTAAAACACGTTATGTTTAATAGTAAATCTTCATTATTAGGTAAAATATATAATAAAATATTAGAACCAATATGTTATTGGGTGGGTAAACATGACTAGAAAATCTGCATTGCAAAAAATAGAAGCTCATGAAAAACTTTGTAGAATAATGCAAAGGCAAACCTTTGATCAAATTAAGGAATTAAAAGCACAGATTGTTAGAATAGAGAGATTATTAATCGGTACAGCTGCTTTTATAATAATTAGTTTAATAGATAAGATTTTTTAAATCCAAGCTTTTAGCTCTTCTCCCATGACCTGACTTGCGATATTAACTTTCTTACGCAAAGCTTTTACAATCCTATCATCAACAGTATCCTCACATATTATATCTATGTATGTCATGGGTTTTGTCTGACCGATACGATCTATTCTAGCCTCTGATTGTTGTCTTTTCTCAAGATCATAACCATTGGAATAATAGACCATATTACTAGCAGCCGTAAGTGTGATACCGTAACCACCTGTCTGTGGTGTGCCAACAAAGAATCTACATTTATCATCTTCCTGGAAACGTTTTATATTTTTCTGTCTTTCATCTTGTGGTGTTAGACCATAATAATCTACATAACAATCTGGACCAAACTCATCAACTAATGCTTTTGTAATCTGTTTAACATCACTCTGCCAGTGGGCCCATATCACAGCTTTACCCTCTATCTCACACAATACATCTATCAACTCATCAATACGATTACTTTTTATTTCTTGTGTTGTGCCATCATCCGCTTTGAAGTGACCACAGGTTATCTGTTGTAATCTCATTAATTGTGTCAATGCATTTGCAGTCGTTATCATCTTACCATTTAATATCGCAAGTGCCTCTTTCTTCATCTGCGTATATACTTTATTTTGATCTGGTGTTAACTGAACCACACGTTTCATAAAAGTTTTTTTAGGTAAATCTAGACAATCATCTTTCAATACTCTTTCTGAAAAAGGTTTTAGTTTTTCAGATAACTCACCAAGGTTTCTGTAACCAACGACTATCTGCACAGATCGTCCACCAAAGTTTGCAGTCTTCATAATTGCATATCTAGTTCTAAAAGAATAATAAGAATTATGATCTAATAACCATGGATCTAAAAACTCACATTGTTTATATAAATCTAATGGTGATTTAGTTACAGGTGATCCTGTAAGAATTCTTTTATATTTTGCATTGACACCAAGAGATACAATATTTTTAGTTCTCTTTGCTTCTGGATTTTTTATTGTAGTTGACTCATCAACAGCCATCATTGTCTTGTGTGAATTAATAAATCTAGCTGCAAAATCAACACCATTTTTAGTTGATAAGGCCTCAACATTCATAATTAATACATGAAGATCTAGACCAGTTTCAAACAAAGTATTTAATAATTTTTTCTGCTTTTCAGATTTGTCAGAGCTTTTCCACAAAACTACTTTTTTATATATGTGATCAGGTAGATGTGTGGGTATCTCTTGATCGTACCAATTTTTATACACACCTTTGGGAGCTATAATTAATAAACCATTTATATGACCTTTATCATATAACATTGCTGAATTATCTATTAAAACTTTAGATTTACCTGTACCCATCTCCATAAAATATGCAAAACATTTTTTATCCCAAGACATTTTTAATGCCTTAAGTTGATGAGCATATGGCTTGGTCTTAAATTTATAAAACATACTTTACTTTTCTTTCTAAAAGTTTATATATAACTTGAAAGGAATAAAGTCAATGGCGAAAGTTTATTTAGTGCAAGAAGTCCCAATCATAAAGTATTCTAATAATCCAGAAGAAATTGGTAAACCAAAATTAGATATAACACCTGCATTGAAATATGGTGAAATTGTGGTGATAAGTAAAAGACTTGCACAAATGCAGTTTTCTCCTGGTCCATTAATTTTAGAGATAAAAGAAAAATTAAAAGATTTTAATCCTGAAGAGGACTATGTTTTAAATTATGGTGACCCTAATATAATACAATCTGTGGGTAGTATACTAGCAATAAGATTTAAAAAATACAAAACATTAAAATGGGACAGAAGACAAGAAGCGTATTATGCTATTGAAATGGATTTTACAAATATAAGTTGACAATAAAAATTAGTGGTTTATATAGAAAGCAGTAACTAGAAAGAGGATTAAATGAGTGATTTACAAAAAATGTTTATTGAGGATGCACCTCAACAACTTAACGAATTAAATAATCCAGAGTCATTATCTGGCCATGTTTTAGAATTACAAAAACTAGAAGATGAAATAAAAATGGATGAAGAAAAATTAAATAAAAAGAAAGAGCAAGCAGATAGATTATCTCAACAAGTAATACCAGAGATTATGGAATCTATGAAACTTAAAACAATGAAATTAAGAGACGGGTCTGCAATAGAAATAAAAGAAATTTATAGCGCAACAATACCTGTAGATAAAAGGGTAGGCGCTTTTAACTGGCTTCGAAACAACGACTTGGGTGATCTGATTAAAAATGAGATCACTGTTTCCTTTGGTCGTAACGAAGATACCAAGGCGCGTGAATACGCTGACCTTGCCGAGAGTAATGGGTATCAGCCTCAACAGAAACTTAAGGTTGAGCCCATGACTCTCAAAGCACTATACAGAGAGCGAGTCGAAAAAAATTTAGACTTACCCTCTGAACATTTTAATCTGTTTAAGGGAAACAAAACAAAAATCACAAGGAGCAAATAACATGAGTCAAGAAACAGGAGACTTAGCAACAAAACAAGGTGGTGCATTAGCAACATTAGACTTTGTATCAGATTCAGGAATGGGTCTTGAGAATATAGACAAGTCAGATCTTGCATTACCTTTTCTGAAACTATTACAATCAGGTTCAGATGAAACTAAAAAGAAACATGCAAAGTATGTTGAAGGAGCAGAAGCAGGTATGTTCTACAATACAGTTACAAAAAAATTGTATAGTGGAGAGAAAGGAATAGAAGTTATTCCTGTCTTTTACAAAATGACATATCCAGAATGGGCACCTTTTGAAAAAAGAGAGGGTAGACCTATCCACAATGATAGGGGTCCAGGCATCATGAGTCAAACAACTCAAAATGATAGAAATAAAGATATGCTAACAAATGGTAACGAGATTATCAAAACAGCAAATCATTTTGTAATTATTTTGGGTGATAGACCAGAAAAAGCTTTGATGACAATGAAATCAACACAGCTTAAAGTTAGTAGAAGTTGGAACTCACTGATGGAAGATCAGTTTGAGAACGATCCAAAGACTGGCAAAGCTGTACCGGCACCAATGTTTTCTAGAGTGTATAAACTAAACTCGGTAGAAAACTCTGGTAGTTTTACTTGGCATGGATACAATATTAATTTGATAAAGAAGGTGGACGACGCTGGAGTTTATCAAATGGCAAAAGATTTCCATAACTCGTTAAAAAATAGTCAAGCGAAAGCTGAGTCTAATAAAGAAGACTCAAACTATTAATTCTACTCTGTCAAGAGGAGATAGGGGTAGCAAAGCGAGAGTGGAGCTACCCCGACCCGGGATCTTATGGTTGATGAATTTATAAAATTATTTACAGGATACCAAGGTGATTTTGGTATCGCAGACATGTCTTCTGCACAATTAGACACAGAAAAAAATAAACTTAAACCTAATTACGAATGGGCAGGTAGACCTATTACACAAGGTGATTACAAAGATCACATAGAGGGTAAGATATCTATTGGTATACAACCATGTAGATTAGATAAAACTTCACAATTTGGTTGCATAGATATTGATCCAAAAAATTATTCAACATTTAAAATAGAAAATTATTTAGCACTATTTCAACAATACAAACTACCATTAATACCTTTATTATCTAAAAGTGGAGGACTACATTGTTATTTGTTTTTAAAAGAACCAATACCGACTGTCGATCTAATCTCGGCTTTAAAATCTTTTTTACTGCCTCTTGGATTAGATCCTGATACAGAGGTTTTTCCTAAACAGAAAGAATTGAAAGAAGATGATAAAGGAGAGATAAAACCAGGTAACTTTATAAACCTACCATATTTTAACAATGGTAATACTAATCGATATGCAGTTGATAAAGATAATAATAAATTAAATATAGAAAAGTTTTTACAAGCAGCGAATCAAAGCAGAATAGGTAAACAAGAACTAGATAAATTAGTTGATCAAACATATAAGAATATTTTAGTAGGCACAAACGAAGAGTTTGATTATGGTCCACCATGTTTGGCTTTATGTTCTAAAAGAAAATTAGATGATGGCAGAGATAGGTTTATGTACAACTACATGGTCTTTGCTAAAAAGAAATATAAAGATAAATGGCCTGATAGTGTTGCAAATGCAAATTATAATTATCTTGAGACACCTTGGGATAAATCAAAACTAGATTCAAAAATAGCTGCGTGGAAAAAAGACACTGCAGGTCATACTTGTTACGAAGATCCAATACATAGTAAGTGTATGCGTAGTCTTTGTTACTCTAGACCTTTTGGTGTTAAATCAGATAGTATCACAATGTTTCCAGATATTACAGACTTTGAAATTATTATGTATGC